CCTTATCTAAGACAGAATCCAAATGATTCGCCTGTGCATGTGGGTTATATACCAACGCAGTTCTAATCAAGTCATCATTACTTTTTGAATATCGATCCAGTAATTCCGGATTACTTGTATTGTTTGCCAGTGATTCATGAATCTGCCAATCATTACTTTTCGCCAGTATTTTCTCATGGTCTGGATGTAGATCTACATGTTGCGCAATTACGTGGTCGATGTCGTCCGATGAACCAATCATCCTATCCACATGATCATATGAACCATATCTAGCTAGGAATTTTTCTTTGGGCGATATGTAACTCATGCGGGTCTCTTGGTAAGTGAATCTTTGGATAGGGTTAACATCATGGTATGGCGTTTTCTGGTGAAGTCATGTACAATAGAAGTTATCAGATATCTACCAGAGAAAACCGGATCCAGTGATGAATTGGTATTGTTGGAATCTGGCACATCACCAGAATACATATAGAAATCGGTCGTCTGACCAACTGCCACGTGCAAGGATCCGGCAACTTCGATCTGAATCTCAAATGCATTGATGGACCCCAATTCACCCAATCTTTCCTGAAACCATCTCTCGGAATATTCATCCTTCATACCATTTCTGGTATATGTCGGAGTGATATTACAGTTGAAAGTACCGTTGACACGTCGAGTGGCATCGCCAGAACCAAAAGGAAGATTATTCAGGCGAGGTTGCTTGTCGAACATCTGTAGAAAATCCAGATACTTATACATATAGGACTTTCGAGTCGGATCAACATAGACCACATTCGATCCATATGCACCATTTTGAATCTTTTCAATATAGTCAATTCCTCTATCGATGAAGATTTTCTCTACCCGTTGCATAGCAGCCTGAACATCAGGTTTGGGGTTTGAGGAGAAATAGAAGTTCATCACCGGTTGCTGACCTTTCAGTGCAGCCAGGGATGTGAAGTAGAATCCGAACTTATTCTCGAAGAACATATAAGAAGGAGACTTCGTGACTTTCGATATAGCTCTTTGGCAAAGATATTTCATGCATTTGATCGGGGGCCAGTAATTGGCAATATATGCCAAAGTACCTTCGGATTCTTCCACCACGATTTTCTTATTGGTGGTGAGACCTTCTTTCTGAAGAATAACCTTGGCAATATCGGACGCGGATCCTTTGTATGATTTCGACAGCTTGAGATTCATATCTCGGATAGCTTCCGAGGAAATGAATGACAAAGTATATACAAATCCACGCTGACCCTTTTCCATGAAGTCTTTTGTCTTGAACAGGGAGAACGTCATATCCTTGTAGCCGAATTCGCCATCAGGGGATGTCAAGGAGATTTCCAGAATCTCTTCCCCCAGGATAGGAAGTTTCTGATAGAGACCTACATGATCCTCTATCATGATGTCGATTGTCAAGAAAGGCGCAAAAATATCTTCATAGACGGTTACGTCATGAATCAATTCAAGAATACTGATTACCGCACCATTATAAGATGTCAGATCTGCCTTGGTTAGGGAATAATCACCGGCAAATGCTATATTACTCATCCCTGAACCTCATTCATGTACATTGTAACAAAGTCAGTCAGGTATTGCGCCCTGAGAACCTTGATCTTGCGTTTCTTCTCGTTTTCCTTGGTCATATGTTCTATATTAGTTACGATCACAGCAGGGGTATAGAGAAAATCAACCCATTCACCGGGATTTGTGGTGGACTCATAGTGATGAATAGCATCTATATCACCATAGATCTGAGCACATGCTTCGCGAATCACGTAATCTTTCTGTGGAAGGTCGTTGACCGGATCCTTGATTCCATTGATATAGATCAATACCCAATGGTATTCGGTTGAGCCATAGAAACTATATGCCACGTTTTCAATCTTTTCACCGTCCGAAAGATAATAGTCCTCAAATAGGGAAGGATAATCTTTCGGAGTGAATTTCATCTCAATTGCATTGATGATGTCGCGGACAAAGATATTGTCGCCGTCATTTGCAAATGTTGTGTATTTGAATTTATCAAAATATGGCATGATCAATATCCTGCTGCGATTCTATCGCGATGAAGAGTTTCGAGTTCTCTGAAGTTCAGGGACATCGTACATTGGACCGGTTCGCCGTTTTCCAGAGTATGGAAGGAACCACCGGGGGAATAGTTGATATTCACACTCTCCAGAACACAAGAACTGATTTTGTTGAGGAATTTGTTCTGTTCTTCCACGCCATCCTTGACAAAACCATATTCAATGTCGAATTCAGCCGGATAGGTGTAGAGATATTCCATTGTCCCCTGGATCACTTCCGGAGCCGAGAACAGACGGAAAGCCTGAATGATATTGGCGACTTCGATTGCTTCAACGGAAGATTTTGGAGCGAAGACATATTCAAATGAGAATGTTCTACGTTCGATGGATTTGAATAACAGATCGGTCTTAGGGTTTACCGCAGTACGTGTTGCAGATTGAACCAGATCAGACCCAGCAGTGGCAACGGTTCTAGCAATCGCACCGATCAGTTTCTTACCTCTATCGGCGGATGCGGCTAGCCCACCATTGGACATCGAATCTACGATGTCATCGGGGGATCCAACAGTTTGCATGATGTCTTGAACCAGATTGGAATAGTTATCCCAGTTTGTTCGTTGACTATTCGTGATTGTAGCCGGAGTGTAAAGAGTAATTGAAGTGGATAGTCTTTTCAGTTTCTTGTCGATCTTGACTTCCTTTGCAGCCATGTATGCCAGCGTACCACCAGCAGCGGCACCAACGGTTGTATCCAGTGCCACGATAGCAGCCTTGGTGGCAGGATTACCCTGGAACCCTTTCAGGTTAGCCAAAGAAGCCTGAACACCCTTACTCGCACCCCATGCGGCACCGGCAGTTGCAGCCGATGCATTGAATGTATCCTGATTGATGGGACGTTTGCGAAGTCTATTCTGGTCAGTCTGATCCACATTCCCCAGTACGGTTAGTTTCTGGGAAGTGAACATGCGCGACTCTTCGTCCAGATTGATGAAGAATCTGACAAAATGGTCTGATTTATTGACCAGTGGATAGTTGAGCGGTTTACTCAGATCATACTTGAACCCGGTAGATCTATATGATGGTATAGATTTTTCCTGTGGTTTAGCATCTGTTGTAGTCGTGGTTGTTGCCATATTTCTCTCTTGTATAAGACTCTACTATTTAAATAGTGGAAACAAAACGAAGAGGAATTCATGTTTCACTATGTGTACAAGATTACAAATAAATTGGATGGCAAGGTCTATATCGGAAAACACTCCACTACTGATATTAATGATGATTATTTCGGGTCGGGTTTATTATTGGTAAGATCGATCGCGAAATATGGAAAAGAAAATTTTGAGAAAGAGATTTTAGAATTTTTCGATTCTTCTCAAGAAGCATTTAACTATGAAAAATCAATTGTAAATGAAGAATTTTTAAATTCCAATGTATATAACTTAAAAGTTGGTGGCGATGGCGGGTTTGATCATATTAATGGTGAAAATAAGAAATTTTATAGAGAAAAAGCCAAGAAAACGATAGACGAATGGGATCCTGAATATAGACAACATGTCAATACACTGAAAGCTAGACCGGGTAGTCTAAATGGAATGTATGATATTCATAGATTTGGCGAATCTAACCCAAACTATGGGAACACACATAAAAACGAGACAATCGAATTAATAAGAGAAAAGAATAAGCATAAAATTGTAATGAAGGAGGCTGAAACGGGAAAAATCATAGGGTTTATCGACAAAAATAACCAAAATTACATATCCGGTAAATGGGTTAGCGTAAATGTCGGTAAAAAAAGAACATTGGAACAGAAAGAAACTCTTTCAAAAATAAGAAAAAATCAAGGAATTGTTCCGCCCAGTCCCAAAGGAAAATACTGGTGGAATGACGGGATAGTGAATCTTCGTTCTGAAACCTGCCCCGGTGAAAATTTCAAAAGAGGTAGACTGAAATGGTAAAGTACCACCAGGGAAAGTACACCCCAAAAAATCCGAGAAAATATAAAGGAGACCCTACAAATATAATTTTTAGGTCATCGTGGGAGCGTTCTGTACTTTTATGGCTCGATACCCATCCGTCATGCATAGAATTTTCATCGGAAGAAACCATCATACCATATTTCTCACCGGTCGATGAAAAAATGCACAGATATTTCGTAGATTTTACTGCAACGTTTAAATATCCCGACAATTCTGTCAGGAAATTTCTGATCGAAGTCAAGCCAAAATCTCAGACTCAACCTCCTATACGAGGAAAAAAGAAAGAGAAAACGTTTCTAACCGAAGCCATCACGTGGACGGTAAATGAGGCAAAATGGAAGGCCGCAAAGAAATATGCAGCCGAAAAGGGAATGCAATTCATTGTTATCACGGAAGATGATATATTCGGGGGTAGAAAGAGATGAGTGAACAGGAAAGAAATAAGGATAATTTTCTAGCCAGATATGGTTCTGAAAAACACATTGATTCACTAATTGGAAACAAATATTTCCATGATAAGGAAATCCTATTGAAAAATCCTTCGATAACAGCCGAACAACATGAAAAATTATTCAACATGGATGCTCCGACCCGTCTCAAAGCAGCGGTAGCAGGATCAGAAGGACTTCCTAAGAATCTTCGACACACTATCATGACGCATTCACACGGTCACGTTAGGTCTACGTTTGCCAGAAGAAATGATATCACAGATGAAGAGTTTAATCATCTGAGACATGATAACGATCCAAATGTGATACATGCATTAGTGGATGAATATGCCAAGCCAAATGATTCAAAATTAGATAATAGGGTGTCGGACATAATTCATAATGGACCAGATTATGCCAGATCGGTTGTGGCTAAGAATCATGGATTGGCTTCCCATCATGTCTATGATGTGCTATCATCCGGCGACACGACATCTATAGCCAATGTGGCAAATCATAACGTCAATCTCAACCCAGATCATCTAAAAACTCTATCAGATCATCCAGATTTCAGGGTCCGTGGTCGATTGGCTATGAATCGAGAACTTCCGGATCATATTAGAGAAAAACTCCGCAACGATCCGGATGAAAATGTCAGACTTTTTGCAAATGGTAAATGGTAAATGGTAATGGATACAGCAAAACAAAACTTCTTGGCTAGATATGGATCGGCCAAACATTTGGACACCATATTGGATAATCATAATACGGATATGTATAATGCGATGGGGAATCCATTCTTCGACCATACACATATTCAAAAACTTATTGATTCGGGTCATGGTGGGATTCGAGATGCCATGATACATCCTGATTTTATGGCAAAATCAACACCAGAACAGATCGATCAACTGGCAAAAGACAAATCTACCGCAACTACATTGTCGAATAACATTCATACCCTAAAACCTCATCATATAGATTCCATGTTGAATGTACTTGAAAAGCATTATAACGCACAACTCGCCGGAAATCTAGGCAACATGCAAACCGCCACCCCGGAACAGTTGACTCGAATGGTACACATTGATGATCCACATATGAATCAGTCTCTGGCTAAGAATCGAAATTTACCGGAAGAACATATTCCGCGATTCATGAATTCTAGTATAAATTTAAATCGTTGCTATATCGCCGGTCATCCTAAATTGCAACCCAAGCATATGGAAACATTATCAAATGATGAAAATCAATTTGTTCGGAGTGCGCTTGCCAAGAGAAAAGATTTACCTACTCATATAATCCATAAGTTAGCACACGACGAATCCCCATCTGTCCGTTCTGAAATATTCTCACACCATCATGCCTCGCTATAATCTAGACCAAATTGAAAAGAAAGTCACCTATACCAAGGATGATTTCCGAAAATCCCAACAATGGTTTGCCGATCAGGCAAAGAAATTGGGGAACATGGTGTCACGCCCATCTGCCATGTCAACACCGGGTCGTGCCCGTGGAGTCATCACACCAGGGAAGATGTATCTATATCAGTATTACCCAATCGGTGTCAAGGAATTACCATACTACGACTCTCTACCATTGGTGATCCCCTTTGCAGCGGATGAGAATACATTCACAGGATTGAATTTCCACTATCTACCATATAAGGTTCGATATGTTCTTTTGAAGAACCTTTTGGATTTCGCATCCAATAAGAAATTGGATGAACAAACGAAGCTTCGACTCTCATGGGAATATATCGGAGGGATTTCGAGATACCGTGGTGCGAATTCTGCGGTTAAAAAATATCGCCTAGATAGAGTGCAGTCGCAATTCATGGAGATCCCTGCTAACCAATGGTTCATGGCTCTCTTGCTACCGATTGAAAATTTCAATACAGGCCCAAATCAAACGTATCTAGACAAAAACTATGTGTGGCAAAAGTCCATGCAATATCTATAAGGGTTTTCCATTATGTATTCATTCAAACAATATCTGGCCGAAATGGCTATGCCAACCGAAGATATATCATCAAAAACTTTCTATCATGGTTGTCCAAGCGAGGAAAAATCACATTCTATCCTGAAACAAGGACTTCAGCCGCCAAATCTAGAAGATCGAAAAGGATTTTTAAAGCCGATTGACGGGAAAGTATATGCAACTCATGATATCGGATATGCACAGATCTATGCATTAGGCGGTGATGTAGCCGGAACAAAAACTGGAGCCAACTTTCTAAAGAAGTCAAACGGGCAACATGGGTATGTGTTCAAATTCTCAGGAGATAAACTGAAACATGTCCAGCCAGATGAGGATTCTATCGGGGAATTGGTTGGAAACGGGAAAGGTCCAGACTGGCTCCATCACATGGCTAGAACACATATTGCAGATAGTACACTCAGGAGAATATGCTTATCAAGCAAAAATTGGAAAAGTTTTGGTAAAACGTATGAGCGATCCTCAGAAATTGGAACTGATTGCCAATCATGGTGCTCATATTGCACATCACGGAGAAATCATTCCGGATGAAGCATATCGAATCGATAGAGACAAGACTCATCTATTGAATAGAGATGGTTCAAATTTCTTTGAACATGCGGAAAGAATCAAATGAGTAGATCGGCTTTTCTATTAAAATATGGACCTTTCAGAGAAAATATACAGGCCCATCAAAGAGCTTTAAACCTTTCTGCGACTCCGGAACAAGTACACCGAATCATTGATGATAATGATGATACGGCAAACGTCAATTTGATCCGTCGCAATCCGACTGTATTGAACGATGAACATATAAAAAGATTGCTCGAAACACCATACAAACCTTCTGTGATGGGATCGCTGAAACTTCCATCTGAGTATTATTCATCCGATCATCCAGATTTTCATGAGAATCAAAAGAGATTGGTTAGCAACCCACATACACCAACTCATCTATTGGATACGATATTGGAAAATAACAAATCCGATTCATTTATACACAATGAAATTTCCTTTCATCCAAATGCATCCAAAAATGCTCTTTCCTATATTAGAGATGAAGGGGCGGGGTTTCCTCAACACAGAGCATTCAATAGACTATTAAAGAAAGACTACAAATGAGTAAAGAAAAATTTCTACTCAAGTATGGTAATGCGAACCATATCCACCAAGCATTAGACGGTGGGGATTTTGGCTCAGACGATGTGATCAATTCCATCGAGAAAAACCCACAATGGAACCAAACCCATACACAACATGTTCTTGGTCAAGGGTGGAATTGGAACACTAAAAGACGTGCAATCGGCCATCCTAGCACGTCTCCTGAATTGTTACATAAAATAATCAATGAACCAAAAATGGATCTTCACCAATTAGCAGCAGTCGCAACGCATCCAAATGCTACGGAAGAACATCGTCTGAACATAATCGACAAAGGACATCACTATCCGGTCTCGGTTATGTTATCACATATACCATTGAGGAGTTTAACGCCCAGAATTTACGAACACGCCGCGAATCATCCAAATGAACACATAAGAACCGTGGTGGCAAAATCCATAACCGCTCCCGAACACGTTTTACATAAATTATCCAATGATTCAAATGATAATGTTGCAAAAGCAGCTAAGAACACCCTGGAATTCAATACTGAAATGAACGACTTATTTGGAGATAAAGATGAGTAAGGCAGCTTTTCTACTTCGATATGGCAATGCAAAACATATTTCAGATATTTTACATGACAATAATAAATTTCATGACTACCAATCTGAAGATATCGGACATGCTATCGAACATAATCCATTTTGGAATGAAAATCATACTAAGAAAATTATACATGACGATTGGTACCATCTGAATTCAAAAGCATTGGCTCATCCATCTACATCATCGGATATGTTGCACGATGCTATAGATTCCGGCGACCATTCTTTAATGCATGCGGCTGCGATTCATCCAAATGCCACGGAAGAGCATCATTTGAAAATGCTGAAGACTCCCAATGATTATCCCATCATGGATATGTTTGAGTTGCATCCAAATATTTCTGATAAGGTATTTGAAGAAGGTGCAAAAAGTCCAAGTCGTTTGGTGCGCATGACGATTTCAGACCATCGTCATGCGCCAGATCATGTTATTCATCAACTTACAACAGATCCGGATGAAAAAGTATCCAAGCGAGCAAAAGCAGAATGGAATATGAGGACTATGGCGGACGGTTTTAAATAGTCAATCATAATCTAGATTCATTCAAATGTCATCATCCAACCACTTATTTCCAACCAGAGGCACCAGAGGGGAAACCAATCTGGTGCAAGATCTTATAGAAGAGTCGATCAAAATGTATGGACAGGAAATGTTCTACATCCCTCGTTCTTTGGTTGCCCCGGATAAGATTCTAGGCGAAGATCGACTTTCTCAATTCAAGGGATCCTATAAAATCGTCTGTTATCTGGATCAGGTTGATAACTATGGCGGGCAGAGTTCTTTCCTAGAGAAGTTTGGATATTCGGTTGCGGAACAAGCAACGTTCACAGTCGGGCGCAGAGAGTGGGAAAAGTCAGTAGGTCAGTATGGGGCTACAATCCTTCCAAATCGGCCCTGTGAAGGCGATCTGATCTGGTTTGCCATGACCGACTCTCTATTTGAGATCAAGTACGTGGAACACCAGGGACAAGGTGCGGGTGGGTTTTACCAACTGGGTAAACTGTACACCTACAAACTGAAATGTGAACTGTTCACCTATTCGTCGGAACGTTTTGATACCGGTATCGATGAAGTTGATACCTATGCCTTGGATGCAACATTTGACCTTCTTTCCGGTCCCAAGATCGATTCGGAGACTGGATTGCCGGTTGTCTCGGAAGATGGCGCATCGGAGATCATGAAGGAAACCGAAGACAAGAAAGAGCAATTGTGGGATAAATCCAATGCCTTGAAAGAGGCAGCGGAACCTATCATTGACGACATCGAGAAGAACCCTTTTGCGGACTTTTAAAATATGAGTAAAGACCTTTTTCTAGCACGATATGGTTCCGCTAAACATATCGATACATTACTGGCGAGTAATCCAAGTGCTGCAACACGTGATAACATCATGGAAAATCCATTTGCTAGTGATGCACATGTGCAGAGTATATTCGATAGAGATAAAGATTATCGTGCGCATTCTCATGTCATACGCTCTATTTTAAACCGAGATGTTATCCCGAATGGTATTCATGAGCATATCGTGAAACATAATTATGATGGAAACATTTTCAAAAAGGCTATCGCAACTGCAAATAAACAACAGTTAGATCATATCGCTAAACATACATCATATAATGGGGCGGGTAAAATATTGGATAAAATTGTAGAACATCCTTTGGCAGATGATACAACATATCATAATTTGATGGCGAACAAACATTCCCATATCGTAAGGCATTTCATGGATGATGAGGATATAAAACCGGAGCATCTTGAAACTGTATACCATAATCAACCGGATCATGGTATACAAGGATTTGCGATTTCGAATGAAAAGGCACCAGCTTCAATTCTGAAACATGCAGCAGAACATCATCCAGTGGAATATATCAGAAAAATCGCGGCGGAACATCCTAACTACCCACATCCAAAATGAATGAATCAGACAAACTACCATTTCTAGCCAGATACGGTTCGGAAAAACATCTAGACGATATGTTCCAGAAGGTTCATAACTTTGGCGAAATCGGCGCATCTGAAATTGTCCAAAATCCTTTTGCTACACAAAAACATTTGGAACAAGTAAAGTCGGATCATTGGGCCGATGATTACCAATTAGTAAAACATCCAAACTTACCAGAATCGCATCGAAATCGATTGATCCAAAGTAAAATAACAAATCTTGGATTGATGAATTCTCTATTGAGAAGGCCCGATACAACATCCGAACACCGAAAAAAGATGATTAGTCACCCGAACGCCGGGGGAGAAGTTGTACAAAATATCGTGGAACATCCTCTGGCGAACGCAGAAGTTTTACATGCCGGTTTGGATCATCCGGCAGCATATGTGAGACAGGAAACGATGGAAGGTAAAAATATCGATAGAACCCATGTCGAAAAGGCTCTGAAAGACCCAAGACCATCTGTTCGAATTTCGGCGTTATATCATCCTCTTTCAAAAGAAGTTGTTCATGCCGCATACCATGATGAATCGGACAATGTAAAAATTGCAGCTATCACAAATAAAAGATTCCCGACAGAACATTTGGATAAAATAGCCAAAACAGATGATAGTCAGCTTGTCCGACAACATGCCACTACAACACTTATAAGAAGAGAAAAGAAATAATATGTACGATGAACCAGACCGCAAAACGATGTTTCTAGCCAGATATGGTTCGGAGAAGCACATCGATTCTATCATTGATAAAAATCATCCGGAGGATACAAGGGGCGTTTACAAAGATGGTATCATGCGCAACCCATTGTCAACCAAAGAACATCTGACCAAAATAATGCCACATGCATCGGATTTATCGGATTGGGGCATAATCGCATATGCTAGACATCGAAATATACCAGACCATGTTAAAGAATATATCATGGTGCATGGGGAAGCGCAACATAAAGAAGAGCTAATCCATTCACCCGGCTTTAAAAAAGAAGATTTGGATAAGCATATAAAAACTGCGCCACATCATTCTAGAATTTTCCGAGAAATGTTGAATCATCCAGCAGCAGACGAAACGACATACATGCACGCATTGGACAATCCGGACTACAAATCTAAAATAGCGGTTTTCGACTCTAAATTTAATTCAAAAGTTAAACCATCACATATTGAAAAGGCATTAAAAGACGAAAATGATATAGTTAGGTGGGCAGCAATTAGACATCCAGCAGCGGATATAGAAAAATTAGAACACCATGCCAAAAATGACCCAAGTGATTTAGTTCGAATGACGGCAATCAAGAATGAATATGCTCCGAGAAGCCTGATTAAACACGTACACGAGAATGATCCAGATGAAGGAGTTCGGTCTGTTGCAAAAAGATTGCTTGAGCATTGAATTTAAATAGACAATCGCAATCTAATATTGATCAACCATGATATCATTCATTGAATACCTGAACGAATCCACCGAAGAAGAATCCGTACCAGATGATGCGGAGAACGGTAAATTTTCCGATGAAGAACATGCGGAGGCTACCGAACGTCTGAAATCCTTGACATCGGTACCCAGGAAAGAAATTTTCTTCAAGAACCCAGATAAAGAGGAAGTTTTCCTGAAAGACGTTGGGTTCAAGGACCATGGACGTGTATACCATCTAAATGATGGTGATAAGAAGAAAATCCGTAGAATCAAAATCAATATTACTCAGATCGGCAAAGGTCAACCGACCGCACAGCGTGAAGGTATTCAAAGAGCAATCGATATCGCCCATGAGAAAGATACCGGAAAGGCCGAAAAAGTACCTCTAGTTGTCAAGGAGCATGGAACTTATTATGTTCAAGATGGACATCACAGAGTATCCGCGCACCTTCTGGCTGGTAGAAAATCTATGGTGGTCGATGCCGTAGACAAGGATGGGAAACGTTTTTATGTTCCCAAGAAAGACTGATCATGGGAATGGCTGATTTCATTTCTGAAATAGGCATGTTGCCAAAGCTTCCAAGTTCGAACTCTATTTTTCACCCCCCGCTTTCATGGCAACTGATCCGGAGAATTATCCATATGTGATTCAAGATACGGGATTGGTGCAACTCTTCGCGGAATCGGTTCATATACCAGAATTCATCATCATGACCAACCCAGTGAGAGACGATGGTGTCGGTAGAGAAGTTGCATATGACAAACTCTATCCACCTATCACATGCTCCTTTATATGCGATGCCGATATGATTGTCAAGAAGTTTTTTGACGATTGGGTACAGGGTATCCTGAAAACGGAAACCGGGACACTGCGCTATCTAGATTCATATCAGATACCAGAATTACAGATTTCCCAATTGAACGAAGCAATGGAACCTACATATCGCGTAACGTTACGTGATGTCTTTCCAAAACTTGTCAATGATATTGCGATGTCAAGTTCATCGAGAGACTTCAATCGGTGTCAGGTTCAATTTGTCTATCGTACTTGGAAATCGGAGAAACTATAATGTCAAAAATTGATAAATCATTGTCTGAATTATTTGGTGTAGATCCATTATATCAGGAACAACCAACACAAACCACAGAATTACAAGTCATTGATCCTGAGACGCGGGCAATGGAAGTTATCAACGATCCAGATTCCAGTGATATGGAACAGGATATCGCAATGATTCGTAATAATATGCATGTGCTTTTACGTGAAGGGCAAGAAGCATTCGGAGCCCTTATTCATATCGCCAAAGCCGAAGAACGAGTATCGGCTTTTGAGGTTTGTAATGCATATCTGGCAAACCTCACCAATATGAATATGCAACTTCTTTCTCTCCATGAAAAGAAGAAGAAAATTAAATCCATGGGGAAAACCAAGGAAGAATCCGGTGGAATAGTAAATAATGGGGGAACAACAAATATCGCTTTTGTTGGTACGACAAAAGAAATGCTCGAACACATCAGAAAAAACAAGACAGGGGAATAAATGCCAAATCGTTCTAATCAAAAGGGAGTCATTGATTCTCGCTCACCAGAATTCATAACCATCGATCCGGTAACGGGTCAAATTGATTCCAAAGGTGCAACTGCTATCAGCGCCAGTAACGTTGGCGCTATTAAGAATCTGGGTACTTTTGCAACGCATGCTGCATTGGACTCGGGTGCTCCTGCAAGTTCAAATCCAGGCGGAATTGCTCTTTTGGGTAGTGCATCGCAATATGTTGCCGCGTGGAGTAATGGTAGTTTCTATTCTGCCATGTCTCCCGGTCCACGTCAAGTCGTGGCACAGACATTTGCCGAAATTCAAACACTAGCTACAGCCGCAGTTACAAATCAAGTTCATACGGTCATCAATCTGATCCCAGGTGTAACATATTCTGGTCCTTCTGGTGTAACATTGACTCTTGACTCTGCATGGGTTGAACTGGAAATGAACTATGCCGTTCTGGATTTCTCCGCATGGGGAACTACAAACGGTACAGCGATCTATGTCGTCGGTAATAACTCTGGCTTACATGATTATACATATTACAGACGTTGGAAACGTACTCTTCGAAACGGTATGGTTATCAATGATCCTGCCAAGTATGTCGGATCGGATAATGGTCCAGATCTTCTCGTTTTCGATGTAACAGGTCTTACTGCCGGTCAAATTGCAACCGGTACAAATAGACTTTATATAGAAAGAATGATATTTGTCGGTGGGCGTAGAAACGTCATGTGGGGAAGCGGTTCATATTTCACAAAATTCTATGGCTGCGAATTTGTACGCGCATATCAATGTTTTGGTTGCTCTGCTGCACCTATTGATTATGCCGAACAAATTGAATTTGATACTTGCCTTGCAGCCGAAAACGGTGTAGTGTGGGGTCCAGTTCCATCGGGCGCTGGGCAAATTATGAACTGGCGCGGCGGTTCTATCGACTATAATTTGCAAGTTTGCAATATGACGAGCGGTACTCGTGTCTATCTGCACGATAAACCACACATTGAATGGCGTTATGGATCGAACGCAGGTGAAACGAACGAACCGTTCAAAATGACCGGTGCCGATGGATATTTCGGTGGAACTTGTTCCATGATCTATACCGGGACAAATGATCCAAAATACACGACCATATGTGCCTCTGATAATGGAACAAATCAATGGAATTTTGAGATATTCTCAGCTACAAATTTGGCTAGAAAATCGAACAGAAAATCATTGGATTCTTTCCATAGAAATATTGGTGCTGTAAATGCTCAAATATCCGTGAAGCTGTGGGCTCCACAAACAAGAACAGCCGATTTCCCTGCTATGATCACCGTATCGGAATCTTCCGGTTCATATGGTATGATCCGTGGGGGTATCAACTCCCCATTTGCAGGAGTTGCCCATATGATGAGTGCAGTTGGTACAGCTAATGCAGTGACCGAGTTTACTGCTTCCGATGGAACAGTAAACAGAAAACCAGTTTCCGCAGAAGCCGGTGGTGGTTCTCAGCCTATGTTGAAGTTGCAAAACCCAACTCCAGGCGCGGGTTCTGTTCCAGTTGCAGGCGCATCTAACGTTGGCAATCCAACTTTCAGTGCTATCACCGCTACAGCGGGTACAGTTGAACCGGGATTGTATACGGTGACGTTCACTTCCGCTACAGCATTTACTGTGACAAAGCCAAACGGATCTACTTTGGCTTCTGGTACAGTTGGCACGGCATTCTCATCTGGTGGTGTTGGATTTACAATCACTGCCGGTGGTACTGCTGCCGTTGCGGGTGATAAGTTTACATTCAAAGCAGGTGCCAGATATTACATCAGCTTCCCGAAATACTATCAAGGCACCAAAGCTTCTTGGGCTTTCTTTGTAAATACGTTTGCAATGACCTCTGGTTCTGCTACGATCAAAGAACGTCGCAATGGTCCAGCCGCAGTGTTCGATGGTGTGAATGTCACGTTTGCATACCCTTCTGACGGTGCAAACTATCATGGTAACACGGTAACGCTGACACAGGCAAACTCTGCCAATGGTGATGACTGGAACCGCTACGACGCACGCGATACCGCTTCATCATCAACAACTGCCACTGCTACGATGTTAACCCAAGTTCGTCATGATATGACCTTCTTGGATATCGTTGAAATCGATATGACAGGCGCAACAGGTCCGTTGTATCTTTCATTCATCGGATGTGGCCCAATAGGAAAATAATCAATGACAACATTTGCCAAACTCCCTCAATTTTATGGAATGGGAAACCAATCTTGGACAACCAGCGATGGTACGACTTATATGGGGTTTCTGAATAACTTCAACATAAGAGAAGTGAAAGAAGAAGCCAAAGCATATGGGGAACTACCAACTACAATCGAATCAAAGGAAGAGGCAGTCGGACATTTGAAAGAAGCTTTGGATGCAGGATTTGAACTTTTGTATCTGAATCTCAGGCCAGGATGGCATCATGTCCGAATGAAGCAAGAATAATTGCAAAATAAATACCCGGTACCAACCGGGTATTTTTATTTCAACTTGAGTAAAATAATGACAACA